CTTCGGCAAGTAGGTAATCTGCACAGGAAACACGATCCGGCTTTGCTTCATGATCCGCGGCTGCTTTACCGTGATCAATGGCTTAATAAAAAAACAAGGCTCTTTTACGCCTTGCTCCACATCATCTTGATAAATTGTCACCGTCTCATCGATCTGCTTTAGCCTTCTCGCGAGGGCGTTTATAACTTCTTGCATTCCTTAAAACACCCCCTTCAGTAATTCAACCAACTTCTTCTCAATCAACTTATCCTTGAAACTGTCGATATACGTCTCCGACTTACGAAGCATGAACTGACCAGGAACAAAGCTCACCACAAGCCTTTTTCCGATCGCCGGCACAAATCGCCCCGGTGTCTGTCTATGCCCGTACTCAACGTAGATTCCGTACTCGACAGGATTTTCGATCGTGATGATGTACTCGTTGCCTTGTTTCTCGATGGGGAGCGCTGCAGCATAAGAACTAATCGCCCTATCCACTCCGCCGGTCCATCCGCGTCGTAGCGTTCCGCCCATCTTACCCATTTCTGCGGGATACTTCCCGACGGGCGTGCGAGGGACCACCTCTGCCAGAAGCCTAGCGGCTAATTCCCGCGCAACACCAGAGATAAAATCTTCCAGGCCGACCTTGCGCAGATCACCGAGCCGCTCTTTAAGCTTGAGCAAATCGTCGAAGTTCGCATCGCCCCACTTAGCCATGTCGATCCTCTAGTTCTAGGAGGATCTCCTGATGCGTGGGATAGATCGCCGGTTCTCCGGACCGATGGAATACCCTTGACATACCCTGCCTCGTAACCGTAATCCGGCTCCCGACAGGAATTTCAAGCGTCTCATCACAAAACAACTTAACGACTTGTTCCCGGCGAATCCATCGATCGACCGTCGCCCCCGAGATCGTCTCGAACGAGACCCGGCATGGTGCATCGCGAATGATGACCCTCGGCGGTTCACTCGACGTGATCTTGGTATCCGGATCCTCTGTGGAGTCCATAACCTCAACCGTCATCGAGTCAGTCCATAGGTAACGTATCGATGACCTTACCACCTCAAGCGACGGAATGCTGACCATTGATCGTCCCCCCTTGTCTTCAGAAAGCCGATAATCAGCCTAGCCAAATCGGCGTCTGTCATTGACGGCACAACCTCGACGGTCGTGTCACCGAGCCGGACGGTTTTAGCGCCGGGCGCCCCGAGATCGAAGCTAGGCAGACTGTTCGTCAAGAACTTCATTTCCATCCAGGCACCCGCAGCACGATCGACGAGAACAAGCTCTAGTTCGGCAGGCAAAGAGACGTGGTTAATCTCCGTGAGAATCCACTGATGCTGTTGCTCGACGAGCATGTCAATCAGCGCGTGGTCGGCTTCAGTAATCACAAGGCCGAAGCCTTCCAGCCGGAGAATAACTTTATCTCTTATCTCGCGAAGTTTAACCTCATCCATTGCTTAACCCTCTTTTTCTATCAAGGCGACGATGTCTGCCTTTCTTGTGGCCCCGCCTAGATCAATGTTGTTTTCAGCTGCGTAGTCCTTGAGTTCTGTGAGAGTCATCTTCTTCAGATTCAGGATCTTTGACTCTGCCGCCGATACCGCTTTCGCAACAACATCCGCTTTCGGCTTCTTAACAAGCGTAAAGCCCTCGTTGATGAGGGCCTTCGCTTTTAATTCAGAGTCGACTATGCGAACTACATTGAGTCTTTCTAGCTCAAACATACATTAACCCTCTCCGGCAGGCGGGTCGGGATCAGGATCGGGGCTTTCCGGAGTCTCAGGCTCGGGAACAGGAGCCGTATTGACGAACAAGCCGACTTCGTGCTGTTTCTTGACCCAGAGATCGTGGTATTTGCGATAATCAAGCTTCCAGGCATCCGCCATTTGGTTGATATCCGGGGCAAAGATACGAATCTTGTCAGTCTTTGAAATCGCAATAGGATCCGTCTTAACGGTCAAAAGCCAGTTGATATCCAAAGCATCCGCATGAACAACAAAACCGCCAGCCTCTTGTCCCTCTGTCTCGCCGTCATAGAAGGTGTACTTCGTCTTCATGCGAGCAGAAGGTACCGGGATAATCGGGTGATCGTTGATGGCGTGAACTTTCGTTTTTACGCCACCGCGATCGAACTCGATGATGGACGCTGAACGATTCCAGAACGTTGACTGTTCGAGAATGCGCTTCACCGAGCCTGGCATCGAGATAACGATCGTGACCTCCTCACCATAGATATCCTCGATTGCTCCGAGATCCTCAAGCAGCTGCTGGGCGATCGTTGCGGCGGCAGGAGTATAATCCGATGTCGTCTGACTCGCTGTGATAGCGAGCGTCGCAAGCTTGGAGTAACGATAGGCATCGATCTCCGGAATGACATGCCTCTTCTGGAACTCTGCCATTGCAGCCGTCGCGTTCAGGTGGAAGTGCGTGTCATCGTTGTCCATACGGTCGATGCTGAACGTGCGCCCTCTGTCTTGCGTCATTTCATACGTGTTGTAGACCAGCGAGATCGCACCTTTTGTGAAGCCATCTTCACGGTCATAATCCGCTAGCCCCTGCGTCGAGATCGTTCCGATCTCAATATTTTTACCGCCGTTGTAAATTACTTGACCGGCGTTCTGTTCCATCCACCCGGATGTCGCTCCTCGCGCAACCTGTTGATCAAGTCGCTCCTGTAGGATGGTCGCGTATTTCTGAATTGAATTCGCCATGATTAAATGTATCCTTTCATAATGTCATCTACCTGTTGTTCCATACCTTTGCTGCCTTGCAAGGTATCTACTTTCCCTCCGGGCGTCATACCGAAGAACTTCGGTTCCGCCGGCGCGTCGTCTGACTCAAACAGGTACGGGTCAGACTTCTTGATGTCATCGAGATTGAGCCCCTCGACTTTCCCGTCTTTCAAAGAGAGTTTCTCGAAGTCCAGCAACGCCTTGATCGCTTTAGCGTTCTTGCCTTTCGCCCCAACAATGGCCGCGTCGAGGGCGGCATCGAGTTGTTGCTCTGCAAGTTTCTTCTCTAGCGCATCTGTGTCCGTTTTGTACTTCGCCTGAAGGTCTTCATATTTCTTTGTGAGATCGGCGTTATCGGTGGAGCTCTTTTTGAGGTCCGCAATATCTTTGTCTCGTTCTTTGATTTGATCTTGCAGATCCTTAACGGTTAATTCTGCAGTATCAGCTCTCGCTTTTTCTGCATTGATGTCTTTACCGTTTTCGTCCATGATCTTGTCAATGATGTCATCGGCCAGACCCAGATTCTTCAAAAATTCTCGTTTCATAGTGCTTTGTCCTTTCCCTCTACGCTTTTTTACGAGGTCGCGCCTCCCGGAGTCGACACACTGACGCAGTGTCCGCTAGTTTTGGTGCTCGTACGAGCTGGTGGAGATGACGGGTTCCGCCCCCGTGTCCGGACCACTGCACTTTGGCCTTAATGCCCCGTCGAAACTATCCCATCCCCATAAAAAATGCCCGGAATCCTTCTAATCCCAAGCATTGAAAAGCCGCCCTGTTGGGCGGCTGCAATAATTCATTACAAAAACTAAAGTGTCATATTCCCTAAACCCGAAGAGATAACTCTTTGTTTAAATGAATTAAATTCTTCTCTGTGTTTTTGCAGCAACTTTGATCTTTCTTCTTGGTAGTCGGGGGGTCCGTCTAATCCCATAAGGCCACCATGCTTGTCGTAAAACAATTTATACAGAGCATTCTCTTCTTCGCTTTGTTTTCTCAACATTGCGTGAAATTCAAGTCTGAGTTCATTTTCTTTTTCTTCTACTGTAATATCCGCCACGATTTTTCACCTCTAATGCGACACTCACGTGTCGGCTATCTTCAAAAGTAGCCTCTAATACTGGCACATTAGGTACGATTGTCTTCTTGTTCGACTTTCTTATAGAGTACACGTATTTCTCATCTATGCCCCGAAGTTCTAAGAGATCGTAGTTGTAGAACAAATTCAAATCCGCTGTACTGAAAGAATACTCCCCTTCACCAATAGGATGGTTGTGTGTAATGATAGCATTATTCAGTCTCTCACCTAGCACTTCAGGATAAACACGTGTCTTATCGCCAATACATTTATACACTTCTCCATTTCCAAGAATCACAATCGCTTCTTCATGGTCTAAACCAACTATTCTGTTTTCGTGATACTTAACGATCCTTTCAACCGCTCCATCAATGTTCATGTTTGCCTTACCAAGATAGATAGGCTCAGACAGCTTGGAAGGTTTATTGTTATTATCTTTGGCTGCTAATCCCTTGTAGGACTCTGCGCTTCTCTTGTCCAGTGATTTTTGCCATTCCCTATATGTCATGTTCGCAGGTACTTCGTAGACTTTGCCTGTCTCAGGATCCCTTGCAACGCGCATTCCACCCACCGTGAACTCATCGTCAAAGTACGGGACATCCGTCGACCTGCACCACGGATGGAACGGCGGGCAAGTCACGCCGATCTCTCGATCCTTTTCCGCGAAATGCTTTCCGTCCATATCCCGGCAAATCTCCGATGTGTTCGCATCGAGGGTTGCGACTATCTCAAATCGTTCTACACCAAGCTCGGCATGTGCGTCAGCTCTCGCTTTCGCGGAGAATGCTGCAGACTCGGTCATAACTAGCCTGCCGACGGTGTTCTTGTCTTTTTCAAACTCCTTAGCAATAGCAGCAATCGTTCGATCAGGCGCCTCGCCACGTGCGATCATTTGCGTCAAGTTACGGTTGAGACTGTTGATAAGCGCTTGCTTTGACGTCCAGATACGATCCGAAAACGTCTTGTTATCCGTTGTCCAGGGCTTTTGCGTGACGAGGTCTAATCGTTTTTGATCCAGTCTCGTAAAGCTCAACCCTATACCTACGCCCTGTTCAATATCGAACACGTTGTGATAGTAGTTATCCTCGTAGAGGTTAGCCAGGTACTCTCTAGTCGCCGTTTCTCGCCCTCTGTAGATGCGTTCGACTTGTTCCCTCATCTGAATCTCAAGCGCCTCTAAGCGGTTAAGATGCACCCTAGCGGAAGCGTTCTCAAGCTGCTTATGCCATCTTGGATCCCCGGACATACCAAGTTTGATGTACTCATCAACCGTCCACCTGAACTCTTCGAGCTCTGCTTTCGTCAGCAGCTTTTTGGCTTCGGCCAGGCTGATCTCGTTATTAACCGCGAATCGTTGATACCACATCTCGATATCGGACTTGATAGCAGCGATGGCTCGGTCGTAGTTATCGACGGTCTCGATTAAAAACTCAAGCGCGCTTCGATGGGTCCTTTTCTCGACCGCCGCCGCTCTTCGGGTCCAATACCTCGCGCTTGGAGTCTTCATCTTCATCGTCATCAAGCTCCTTCCGGAATGTTAAGCCGAACATGTCTTGTAGGCTCTCTTCTCTTTCCTCTGCAAGCCTCTTAAGCTCTTCCGCGACATCGTCCACCCAAGGATGCTGCTCCAATAACGTTTTCTTCGAAAGAACGCCCGCCGAAGCAGTAATGTTCGCAATGACCTCCGCTTCATTGACGAAGCTGTCACGGTTGAAAATAAACTCGACAGATTCATGGTCGTACAGTCCTTTACCACGATTGGCTAAGTCCTGATTGATGAACCATACAAGGTCCTGCAGCGCCGGCTGGAACTCCGTCTCCATGCCTTCCGCGTCGTTATCCATGTCAAGCATCATTGAGCGGATCGTCATCATGTTCGGATCGCCGGCTATCCGTTCGTCTTTTGCGTCAAAGGACCGAGCATTCTCGATTAATGCCGTTTTGAAGATTTGGAGAATCAGCTTGTAGTTTTCAGAATTAACCTCAATCGAGAGCGTCTCAACACCGCCACGGCGCTCACCGTCTGATCGAACCTTAATGACTCCAGTCGAAGCAAGGTTCCTTCTCAATCTCCCGACATCCTCGCCGTCATAGTTATGGATAACCAGTACCGTGTTCCTGGCGTCTTCCATCATGTTGTTCTCAAAGACCGAGAGAATCAGGTTGATTCCGTCCTGCAGGCTCTTCACCCGTGTGAGCATTGGAATTTCTCGAGCATTGTACCGGAACGGGATCAGAGGAATCCGCTCCCAATTCTGAGGGGCTCCATTCACCTGCAGGTGGCTGAATTGATCAATCAGCTTCAAACTTCCGTCCTTACGCTCGTATCGGTTAATCCCTTGGCTCGTAACGAAATCGACCATCTCAATGATCTTCTTTTTAGTAGCCTCGTACTCAACTCGTTCGTGCAGCCAACAGTAACAATCAATGATCTCGCCTTCTTCGTCTGCATAGAACGGCAACACGTTTTTGTTGTCCATGAGCTTGAACCGAAGATCGCCCGACTCATCGTAGTGCGGATGAACGAACCCGACGCCGCCTTCCATGGCCTCATATCCGACCCTACGTAAGAGCTTCATGAAACGAGGGTTGAAGTATTCTCCAAGTTTTGCCGTGTATTCATCATTTTCGGTCTTAATCGTGATCGGCTTTCCGAAGCTGTAGTTAACCTTCTTATCGAGGTGGATCGAGTATTGGTTATCAACCTTCTGCGCATTGTGGACATTCTGAAGCCTGATCTTCTCCCCGTTATCGCCGATG